CTTTCGACTCCTATGGGTTTACAAATGCAAGTATAGATTCTGGTTACGGTGGTTTTGAGGGAATATTTAATTCTATTAAGAGGTCATTTGACTTGTATCATAAACAAACTCCTATTTTCGAAAGAGTTTTTGATGCATCAGATTCAACTTTAGTGGATGTAACTAATAACTATATAAGAATTCCAAAACACTTCTTTGTTACCGGAGAAGAACTTGTTTATAGTCCCGGAAATGGAAGTCCAATAGGAATTGCAACAACAACCATTGCTGGAATTGGTCTAACCGATCAATTACCTTCTTCGGTTTTTGCAATTAAGTTGAATGATTTGAATGTAAGATTTGCTTCTAGTGTAGAAAATGCACTTAAGGCAATCCCAGAACCTTTAACTATTACTTCGGTTGGTGTAGGAACAACTCACTTCTTTACATCGAAGAAGCAAAATACTAAGTGTTTAATTTCTATTGATAATTATATCCAGTCTCCTGTTGTTTCCACTTCAACCACAACCGTTTTAGTGAAAGATGCTGCCTTTAATGTGGTTGAATTGAGTTTAGCAGGAATAAGTTCAATTTTTGGAGGTGATTTACTCAAAATAAACAATGAAATTGTAAAAGTCAATACTGTTGGATATGGTTCAACTAATGTATTTTTGGTTGACAGGGGTTGGATGGGAACAGACCCAGAAACACACTCTATTGGGTCTACAGTTACAAAAATAACAGGAAATTATAATATCATTGATAATACAATTCATTTTGTAGAAGCACCATATGGAAATTCTCCTATTGGCACCATAACAAATCGTCCCGATGATAGAGATTATACTGGTATTACAACTAGGTCTACATTTAATGGTAGAGTATTCTTGAGATCTGGAGTGGAAGATAGTTCTGAAGAGCCATATAACAAAAATTATATTTTTGATGGACTTTCTGAGCAATTTACTGGAATAAACACAGAATTTATCCTAAAGTCTTCTGGTTCAGATGTTACAGGAATTTCCACAGGAGGAATAGTTTTACTGATTAATAATATATTCCAAGAACCACAAAGACTTGGATCTATAGATATCGTTGGCAACTATAAAATGAATGAGAATGCAGGCATAACAACACTAGGATTTACTGGTAATATTTCTTCTACTGCATATGATGTCAATACATCAAGTGTTCCTAGGGGTGGTGTTATTGTTTCTGTCGCATCAACTCAAGGTTTTGGATATCAACCATTAGTCTCTGCAGGAGGAACTTCTATTGTTTCTGTCGCAGGAACTATTTCCAACATTAGCGTAGGAAATTCTGGTTCTGGTTATAGATCTCTTGAAAAATATGAGATAATTGCAGAAACCTCAGTTTCAATTGGTTCTGGAAGTACAATAATTCCAATAACTAATGAAAGAGGAGTTCTCAACAAACTCCAATACTCTTCATCAAATACAATTGGAATTAGTTCAGTATTGCAAAATGTACCAATCGTCGGATATGGCAATACCTATATTCTCATAGGTTCTGCAAGTACTGTAAGTGAATCTATTGACGCTGGAACTTCAGTCCTAATAACTCTAGATTCTCTTACTGCAGGATTAGTTGATGTTGGCGTAAAAACCGCAAGTAATGGAATTGTAAATTATGAGTTTATTGGATTTGCAACGGTTTACTCTGGTCATATTTCAACTAGCATTACTATAACAAATCCAGGTTCTGGATATACTACCTCAAATCACCCAGTTGTTGTCTTTGACAGTCCACATAATTATGATAATATTCCTCTAATTTATTCAGCAGGTTATTCTGGTATTGGAACTCAGGCTACAGTCAACATTGTAGTAGGTCAAGGTTCCAGTGTAGTTGATTTTGAAATAAAGAATTTGGGTTTTGCTTATAAAAACTCTGAAGTTTTAACTATTCCAACAGGAGGTTTAACAGGAATTCCAACAGATATTTCAAAACCATTTACCAATTTTGAACTCACTATAGATCAAGTATTTGCAGATCTTTTCTCTGGATGGTCTGTTGGAGATTTCCAAGTTATCGATAAAATTGAAAACTTATTTAATGGAGTTAGAAGGAATTTCCCAATTAAAATTGATGGTGTTCAAACATCAATTAGAGCAAGAACTGGCTCGAATATAGATATCCAATCTGTTCTATTAATATTCATCAATGATATTCTACAAACTCCCGATGAAGGATATACTTTTAGGGGGGGAAGTACATTTACATTCTCAGAACCACCGAAAGAGGGTGATACTTGTAAAATATTATTCTATAAAGGAACAGGAGATGTTGATGTTGTCTTTATTGACATACTTGAGTCCGTTAAGGTTGGAGATGATGTTCGTTTAAATAGTGATATTTTAAGTCTAAAAGAAGACGATAGATTAGTAACCGATATTGTTGCATCTGATATAATCCAGACAAATCCATATAATGGATATGGCCTTTCATTAGATGAAACATTATCAAGACCTTTAATATGGTGTAGACAAACTGAAGATAAAATTATTAGTGGTCAAGAAATTGGAAAAAATAGAGAAATTTATGAACCTTCAATTCAACCAACCACAAACATAATCCAAAGTGTTGGAGTGGCAGCAACAGAAATTTTTGTCCAAAGTGTCAAAATATTCTTTGATGATAAGAGAGAAAACATTTCGGACCCCAATAGAGCAAAAATATTAATAACATCCCAAGATGTTATTGTTGGAGCTTCTGCAACTGCCATTGTGTCCACTGCTGGTACTATTTCTTCAATAAATCTATTGAGTGGTGGTTTAGGATTTACTACAGTTCCCACAGTAACTGTAGGAACTCCTATTGGAGTTGGAACAACTGCAACAATTACAGCATCAGTGACTTCTGGCATAGTCACTTCTCTTGCAATATCAAACCCAGGTTCTGGTTATACTTCCACAAATCCACCTCAAATTTTAATAGAATATCCATCATTAAAATATGAAAAAATTGAAGATGTATCTTATGAGGGCGACTTTGGAATAATTGTAGGTATTAATACAACGTCAGTTGGCGTTGCTTCAACTGGAATAACATTTGATCTTTTTGTTCCCACAGATTCATATTTAAGGGACACAAACTTTACTGTTGGAATTGCTACTACGGGAATTAGCGGAATAAAAACAGATTATTATTTTACCGTGTTTAATTCAAATATTGGTATGGGAGTAAATTCTTTAGACTCAAGTAACAATATTGTTGGTGTTGGAACTACGTGTTTGGATAATGTTTATCAAGTTGCTGCAGTTTCTATAGCACAAACAACTGTTCCCGGAGTTGGTTTAACAAATGTTTCAAGAGTAACAGTCAGTGTTCTCAACTATAATGGATTATCTGGTATGGGATATAGTAATTTCTATGGAGAATTTAGTTGGGGCAAAATAAATACACCAACAAGAAAAATTCCACAGAATTTTGATTCTTATAATAACAATGGAACAACTGGTTTATCAACGGGAGCAGTAATTCAAAGAACTAATCCATTAAGATATATTGGTTATACCACAACTCCATAATAATACCTATAAATAGATAAAAAACTCCGTCAAATGTCTGCAATTATAACTGATCAACTTAGAATATTAAACGCTAAAAATTTTGTAGCGGCGGCAACAACTAGTTCCAATAGTTACTATACATTTGTTGGTTTACCAAATGCATCTGATTATGATGCAAACTGGGACTCTTTGCCGCCTACTCCAAAAGATAATTTTAATCAAGAGAATGATTATTGGGATACAATGATTGCCTTGAAAAAAATTACTAGTGGTGATGTTAGACAGGTAGTTCGAAAGATTACCTGGACATCAGGAACAGTTTATGATATGTACAGGCATGACATTAGTAGAACTAGTTTATCTGTTCCCTCAAATTCAACAAGTTTATATTCATCAAATTTTTACGTTGTAAATAGTGACTATAGGGTTTATATTTGTCTTTATAATGGAATAGACCCCGAAAATCCATCTGGAAAACCATCTTTAGATGAACCAACTTTTACAGATTTAGAACCAAGATCTGCAGGTAGTAGTGACGATGGTTATATTTGGAAATATCTTTTCACAATTAAACCAAGTGAGTTGATTAAATTCGAATCAACCAATTTTATCCCAGTTCCTTCAGACTGGGAAACTAATACAGATTATAGTGCAGTTAGAAACAATGCTATAAATAGTGGACAAATAAAAGTGGTTCAGGTTTTAAATAGAGGAGTTGGTATTGGTACTGCAAATAGAACATATACAGATGTGCCCATTTATGGTGATGGTATTGAGGCAAAATGCACAATAGTTGTAAATAGTGATTCAAAAGTAGAGTCTGCTATTGTAACTAACGGTGGTTCTGGATACACTTATGGAACTGTAGATCTAGTTGCAGGTAATGTTCCAACAGGAACTACCCCACCAACTTTTAAAGTAATCATTCCACCACAATCAGGTCATGGATATGATATCTATAGAGAACTTGGTGCGTACAGAGTTTTAATTTATTCAAGAATTGAAAATGATACCGAAGATCCAGATTTTATCGTCGGCAATCAAATAGCAAGAGTTGGAATAGTAGAAAATCCTTTGGCATATGCTTCGGATGATGTTCTTGTTAAGAATAAAGCAAGTGTTTTATCTGCACTAAAATTAGTTGGTACCGGTTATAGCACTGCAAATTTTGTTGCAGATTCATTTATTTCACAGACTGTTGGTGTTGGGTCTACTGCAGTTGGTAGAGTTATATCATATGACAAAAATACTGGAGTTTTGAAGTATTGGCAGGATAGAACTTTAGTTGGATTTAACAGTGATGGAAATCCAAATTCAACTCCACTATATGGATATAACTTAAATCAATTTACCGCTGAACCAGATACCGGTGGTTCTATTACTATCAATGCTTCGGGCATAAGTGGTTTAGGTATTGACACTTCGTTTAGTGGTGTTTCTACCACAATAAATAATAGAAGATATTATTTGGGACAAACATTTGTCAATGGAGTTGCTGATCCAGAAGTTGAAAAACACACTGGCAACATAATATATGTTGATAACAGACCTTCAATTACAAGATCATCAAATCAAAAAGAAGATATCAAAGTCATTTTGCAGTTCTAAAGAATTATGCCACAGCAAACTAATTTAAATGTATCTCCATACTTTGATGACTTTGACAGGGAAGATCAATATTATAGAGTTCTTTTTAAACCTGGTTATCCTGTTCAAGCTAGAGAACTTACAACTCTGCAATCAATGTTGCAGAGTCAGATTGAGCAAATAGGAGATCACTTCTTTAAAGAAGGTTCAGTTATAATTCCAGGAAACATTAACTATATTGATAATTATTATGCTGTAGAATTGCAAGATAGTTATCTTGGTATAGATATTTTATCATATTTGCCATATTTGATTGGTAAGACAATAAGAGGGGCTAGTAGTGGCGTAAGAGCTTCTGTTGTAGGTGTTTTGCCGTTTTTTGATTCTGAAAGAGACAATAATACGATTTATGTAAACTTTCTAAATTCAGACACAGCAACTAATACATATCAAGGATTTTCTGCAAATGAAGTTCTTGTCGTAGAAAGTGGCGTTTCTGAACAAAATACCTTAGATATTGAACAAAGCGTAATCCTTCAACCAAATGAAGGATTTGCAGTAACTATAACTACAAATCCAAACTCAATTGGTTCGGCAGTTAATCTTTCCGAAGGAGTTTATTATCTAAGAGGACATTTTGTAACTGTAGAAGAACAGTCTATTCTTCTTGACCAATACGATAACAATCCGAGTTATAGAGTTGGTTTAGATGTATTTGAACTTATAGAAACCCCCGATGATAATATTGATTTAAATGATAATGCTCAAGGTTTTTCTAATTATGCAGCTCCTGGCGCAGACAGACTTCTTATTGATGCAACTTTAGCAAAAATACCTTTAGATGATCCAAACCCAGTAGCAACTCCAAATTTTGTACAACTTCTTGAAGTTAGAAATGGAATTTTACAAAGACAAATTAATAATCCAGATTACAATATAATTGAAAAAGAGTTTGCAAGAAGAACTTTTGATGAATCTGGAAATTATTATGTAAAATCTCCTTCAATAACAGTAAAAGAAACTTTAGATGATTTGAAGGGTAATGGTGGAATCTTTAGAGAAAATCAATTAACTTATAACAACAACAAGGCAACTGATGATTTAGCAACGTATGTAATTTCTCCACTAAAAGCTTTTGTGAGTGGTTTTGAAATTGATGTCGTGGGTACAACCTATTTGGATTTCGAAAAACCAAGAGCAACCAAATTACTTACAGACCAAAGTGTAAACTATGTTACCGGACCAACATACACTCTGAATAGAGTTTATGGTTCACCCTCACTTGGAATTTCAACTTCGTATACCTTAAGTTTAAGAAACTCCAGAGTTGGCTCAGACCAAATCAGTGCTGCTGGAAAAGAGATTGGTCTAGCAAGAGTATATGATTTTGCACTAGAATCGGGATCATATAATACATCAACTCCAGATTCCAATGAATGGGATATTGCTTTATACGATATCCAGACATACACAGAAATTTCTTTAAATGAACCAATAACCTTAACAGCACCCACCCACATTAAAGGTAAGTCAAGTGGTGCTATTGGATTTTTAAGATATAATGCATCAAATTCGGGTATTATCACAGCATATAATACAAAGGGAACTTTTGTTATTGGCGAAAAGTTTATTTTTGATGGAATTGAAAATACCAGAGTTTCGACAGCAATAACTGCATATTCGACAAATGATGTCAAATCTTTATATGGAATAGTTGGAAGCGCTTCAACTTTTACCGCAGACATCAAACAATCTCCGCTTGTCAATGTTGGTCAAGTTGAAATTACTTCTGCTGGTGGGGGAATAAGCACGGTAACTTCTTCAGACTTCATTTTTTCGGGAATTGCAACGGTAGGAAACATAGTTGCATTCTCAAATCCCGGTCTTTCTGTCAATAGTTTTGCAAAGATAGAAACAGTATCCCAGAGTTCTTTAACTATTTCTGGTATAACCACAGTTTCCGGTGTATGTGATGGTGCTCTTCCATCTTCCACAATTAATCCAAGTGATTTTAGAATTCTATTCTCTAACTTCCAATCTTCAATAGATAATACTTTATATACAACACTACCCAAGAGAAATGTTGCATCAGTTGACTTAACAAACTCTTCTCTAACTATTAGAAAGCAGTATGACGTAACAATTTCCAGCAATGCCACAAATACCATTCTTGCAGAGTCTGATGAAACATTCTTATCTTTTGATGAAGAAAGATATGTTCTCATAACAGATGATGGTGTTACTGAAAGTTTAAGTGCAGACAAATTAGTCTTTTCAAATGGTGGAAGAGAAATAACTGTTTTTGGACTTAGTACTGCTTCTGGTACAGGAAAATTAATTGCAACCTTGAGAAAAATTGACATTGACTCAAAAATTAAGAGGAAGAATAGAGTCCAATCAATCATAGTAGATAAATCAAAATATGCATATTCTGGAACTGGGTCAACATCAAACAATGATGGATTAGTTTATGGAACTTATCCGTATGGTACAAGGGTTCAAGATGAGGAGATTTGTTTACTACAACCAGATGTAACAGTTTTATATGGAATTTATGAATCTAATGATACGTCTGAGCCAGAACTGCCAAATATAACTTTAACTACAATTAATGGGCCAACATCAAGAACCGATGACTTATTGATTGGAGAAGAGTTTGTTGGTTCTATAAGTGGTGCTGTAGGTTTGTATGCAGAAAAATTAAACTCACTGCAGATATCTTATGTTTCAAGAAATTCTAGTAGATTTCAAGTAAATGAAACTGTAACGTTTAAAGAATCTGGAATCACCGCAACAATCACTACTCTTGATGCGGGTGATAATAATATCACAACCAATTATACATTTGATAATGGACAAAGAGAAACAATATATGACTATTCAAGAATTATTAGAAAATCTTCTTCAAAAGAACCGACAAGAAAAATAAAAGTAGTCTTTGAGTCTGCAGGATTCTCCTCTTCAGATACTGGAGACTTAACAACTGCCAGTTCATACGAGCAATTTGATTATTGTGACATTCCCACTATTAATGGAATTAGAACTACTGACATCATTGAC